AATTAGAAGTCTTACTATTATTTTCTGCATCTTCAATAACCTTTAATCTTTTTACATACAAGTCGTAGTCTGGTCGAAGTTTGCCATATTTTTTCCACTGTGCTTGTGCTTGTTTACCAATCTTACCATCAATCGGGCACGGGGTCCCCGCCATTTCCATGCTCTGAAACCCGCGCGGGTCCTGGCAGAGAAGTGCAACGGCTGCTACGTTCATACCGTTTGCTCTAAGTTCTCTTGATAATTTTATTCTTTCACAGTTTTTGTCTCTAAAACTTTTACCACCGGATACTCCCAAGCCAAAAGTCTGAAGTCCAGCACTAGCTGATACTGAACACACATCTATTCCAGATGGGGCTAGATTAGGTGCAGAGGCAGTAGGAGGAGCAGAACGTATGTTGCTAGTAGTGCTATTAGTAGTAGTGCTAGAACTAGAAGAGCCAGACTCATATGTAGTGGATGACGTATAACCGCCTTGTATAGACGTATTACCACCACTGACGTTTTCTTGCGTAACATCTGAATAAGTCGCTGTCGCATAAAGCATACACACCAATATTGTTAGTAATCTTATCATGGTCCCTCTTATAAAATTTTATATACGATTTTAGTCTTCGTGAGAAGACTTATTTGGTTCTAAATCATAGAACATATTATCAGAATCTTCCGTTACCCACGCGTCATCTTCGCAATCCCAGACTGTAGTTTGGACTTTAAAATCTGGCCAATCTTTATCGGTAGTGTAACTATTAACATGCCACAGACAACGATTATTAGGCTGAGCTGCAAAATTGCCATTTCCAAGTGCCAATATATGTGCGCACTTATGTTCTTGAGGTACTTCAGAATGTTCCACGTTAAGAATATTGGACTCAGGATGACCCCAGTCAATAGTAAAAAGATAGGTACCAGGATAAAACTTTTTATCTTTTCCTCTAAACTTACCATCTAAACCATCCATCCAATCAAAGCGATGCACACTAGGATAGTAACTAAAACAGTTCCACAGCTGTAACTCTGGTAACGACATATCAGGCACTTGATTTCTAGAAAAATGTTTTTGGAAGAACGCTGAGATAGGCAAACGCCAATAGCACGCACCGTTCGGTAACATAATATTAAATAAGATTGCACGACCGGTAATACTTGTGATACCGAAGATAACACATTCTCTCTCACCGCGTTTATTTTGGTCCATATCATATAAATACTCTGTCCTAATCTTACAGTAGATTGGCGGAGTGTTTGCATTAAGGTATGCCATAAGTTATCCATTTATCTCCCCCCAGGTTCGGCCTGACTCGTAGTCGACTTTGTTGGGAACCGCTAGTGTAACAGCATTTTCCATGATCTCAATAATCTTTTTAGCTTGCTCCTGCGACTCAATTGATAAATCTAATTCATCGTGAATTTGTATGTGAGGTATAATTCCCTCTTGATATAAATCCAACATAGCTTTTTTTGTCATGTCTGCTGCAGATCCTTGAATAAGTTTATTTAAAGCTTTGTACGTAAACGCTCTTCTAATTCTTCCACGGCCATATGTTCTCTCTGCTTCTTCTAAAGTCATAGGTGTGTGCATACCAAACGTTGCAGGTTCCCATTTATCAAATCTACACTTACGACCCAGTAAAGTTCCAATCGATCCTGATGTTTGTGCAAACGAAGATGTTCTATTCATTAACTCTCTTACGAAAGGAACATTGTCATGGTATTGATTAAATAAGTTTTCAGCTTCTTGCTTCGTGTTTAATCCTAATTCTGCCTGTAACTTGGCTTTACCCATCCCGTAAAACAATCCTAAATTAATTGTTTTAGCTTGCGACCTGGAAATGTTTGCCATGTCAGCTACAGTTTGGTGAAAGTCTACCGAATCATCTTTAAATTTTTCTACAATCTTAGTCACCGATTCATTAAAACAAATAGGTTCAGTGGTTGCAGCATAGTGCACAACAAGTCTTGGTTCTTGTTGTGAGTAGTCAAAACAACCCCATGTACAATTTTCTTCTGGTATAAATAATCCTCTAATCATAGGACCTAAATCTTTATTTCTTGCAGGAATCTGTTGCAGGTTAGGATTTGAATAACTAAACCGACCCGTGACTGTACCACCGGTATCAGATTTTATTGGGTTAATATCCGCATGAATTCGTCCTTTATGCTCATGTTTTAGGATTGTATCAATAAATGTTGTGTGTGCCTTGTTTATTTCTCTCGCTTTTGCTATCTTCTGAACGATAGGATGTTGATGTTCCTGTAAAAAGTTTTTTGTAAAGGAGGGTGCATTTGATTTTAAAGTTCTGGAATAAGGTAAAGATAATTTATCAAAAACTTGCGCAATCGATCTTGCCGCCCATATTTGGGTTTCTACTCCTGTTTCTTTTTTCACTTGCAGCAGTAACTCTTCTTCTTGTGAAACTAGCTTTTGTTTCAATGTATGAGCTTTTTCAACGTCAACCCGAACACCCCTAAATCTCATATCAACTAAACACGGAAATAAATTTGTCTCCAGGTCAAATACGTTTTGTAAATTTTGTTTTTGTATTTCTCTTGATAAGACTCTAAATAATTCTAAGGTAAGTTCTGCATCTTTTTCTGCGTACGATCCAACATACATTGCCGGAAGTTTATACATTTCAGATTTTGCATCAACGCCTGCAGCTTCTGCTGCTTCTTTTAATGATTGTTCATTTTTAACTTCTCCAAGATAATCATACGATGCACTATTTAAAGAATACCATCTTCTGTTCTCATCAATCAAAGATAACATCACCATGGTATCAATAACAAAACCGTTTATCTTTATTCCATAAGACTTCAACCAACAGACATCATACATGGCGTTGTGAAAAATTTTTGTGTTATCATCTGCACAAACTTTAGTAATCCACTCTAAAACTTTTCTTCTGTCCATATTTCCTTCACGATGACCTATCGGATAATATCCAGACCATCCTTCAACAGCCACAGCAATACCTATGATTTCTCCATGGCCAATAACAGAACCAGAACCTCGTGTTTTTAAATTTGGATCTTTGGTTTCTAAATCGATTGCAACATATTGATAACCAGACAAGTCTGGAAAACTTTCAGGACAAATCCATTCAGTCTGTGCTTGAAACAACTATTTATCCCATTCCTTTCGCAATCTATCTATTTCTAATTCACAGTAGTGAATTATTTTATTTAAGTCCTCTATTTGATTTTTCTTTAAATATCTGACCACATATTTAATTACATTACCTTGAAAAAAATTCAACCCATTGGACATAATAAAGGTGTAAGGTTGTATTTTTATTTTGTAATGTGATCCTCCTATTTGCTTTTCTTTTGCATCACTCACAAGTCTTCTCCTATGTTGTATTGATACTCTGAATCTTGATTCATAATATACAATTTGTTTTTTGCTCGGGTCACACCAACAAAGAACAAACGATGTTCTGTGTCTTTATTTACTTGAGCAGCTTCGTAAATAATATTTTCTAGATCTGTAAATAAAATAACATTGTCACACTCTTCACCTTTCACAGAATGTATGGTTGAAACTTTTATACGTGCAGGTTTACTTAGATCCTCGCCGCTTGCCACCAGACTCTCGATATATCGACGTTGAGCATCAGACATATTTAAAACAGTCCAGTCTCCTGAAGCCATCAAACCATATTCATGTCGTAATTGATTTAAGTCAACCGAATCAATTTGATTATACGCTTTACCTTTGAAACCATGTTTGATATCTTTTTTAGTCAAAAAACTATATAAAACTTCAACTTCTTCACCACTAATACTTGCTCCTTTATTTAAACGATCCCAAATATTAATTGCTTCCAACAAATCATTAGGCAACAATTCGTTAAATTTACAATCAAATCTAAAACCGGTATCGTGCAGATGTTCAACAATAGGTTTCATTTGATCATTGGTTCTTGTTAGGATCATCCAGTTGCCAGTATTAAAGTCAATGTCTTGAAGATCTAAATGATCAATCACTTCACCTTCATCATCTCTAGGTTGCCATTGCTTTTCTAGACGTTCTTCGATATGCTCTAAGATTGACAGTGCAACTTTATGCACTGCTTTTGGAACTCTCACAGACTGGGTCTGTGCATCAATGACACCGCGTAGGTTTATAAATTCAGAAGGAGACGCACCTTGAAATGCGTAGATGGCCTGATCGTCATCCCCTGCAATGTAAGATCTTTTACACTGGGCCTCAATGTAATAGAACATTTTCCATTGCAAAGGATTCAGATCTTGGGCTTCATCGAGAAAAACCACATCGAGGGACGGTGATAAGTCTTTCTCAACAAACTTGGTCAACATGTCAGAGAACTCGTACATGTCGTAAAACTCTTTGTAATCTTTTAAATCTTGTTCGATTTGTAAAAGTAAATTGTCATCAATATGAATATCTAGTTCTAATTCTGCTGCTGAATCTAAAACATTGATTTGTTTTGCTCTCGCATATTCAATAATTTTCATGTATTGATTTTTATAAACTCTGTATCCAGACTCAGATTGATAATTGTCAAAAGACATATCTTTACACACTACAGAAAAATTTTTAAAACCATTCCAATTTTTTCCGTTTAATAGTTGGGCTGATGTATCTAAACCTAAAGCACGAGTGCCCATGGCGTGCATGGTTGAGATATAATGAAATTCATATCCTGGAAATCTTTGATAAATTCTTGACTTTGCTTCTTTGGTTGCTGCATTACTAAAAGTGATGTAGGCTATTTTTTTAGGATCTGTTTTAAGATTAAATAATTCGTGGTGTAAATATTTATTAACTAAGGTATGTGTTTTGCCGGTGCCTGGAGGTCCTGGTATAATTGTTCTCATAACTCAAAGTTAGCTTTCTTTTTTTTATTTTTTCTTACAATTGTTTTTTTAAGTTCGAGTCCTTTGACCTGCCAAACTTTTACACTTTCTTCACCAATTTTTTTAACAACAGACTCTGCTTGAAAGAGTGTTTGTATTAAACGTAAAGTTTTATGTTGGTTGTACATTTTATCTTGCCATTGTTTAGTAGCCATCAAAAATCTCCAGAAGTCTTTAAACTTAAACCAACTGTGACCATTCTCTGTGAATGCTTTTCTTTTTAATACATCTTCTAATTCTTTTCCGTTTTTACTTACAAAGTCTGTAAGTGCAGTTTGTAAGATAACATCAATACGCATATCATCTGGTGCAGGTATCGGATCGTCCATCTCTGCCAATAATTTATTTACTCGTTTTTTCCACATCATTTTATTCGTTGATAATAATGTTTTACGAATGTGTATCATGGCATGTTTAGAAAACTTGTCCGGATCGTGTAATGTATCTGGATCACATTCCATAGTCTCACCGTCTGCCGTCACAAAATAAATTGGAGGATCCGAATCTAACATTCTGATTCCGGTAATATCTATGTCAGGTGATCCTGACTTACCAAACTTTCTAGTAAAACAAAGTTTGTCATTACAAAAATCACATATTGGTGAGTCTTTACATTTATAATCATAATCTTTTTTATTTAATGATTGAATTGTCTTTGTAACTTCATCTCTTTTTAATTGTGGGTTAATAAATTTTTCCGTGTTGTAACCATCTATTTTATTTTCCCAACCTGTTGGGTCCACCTTTTTTAAATATACGCCAATGTTATACAAATAATTATTACGACCACCTTCAGATACCGCACCTTGTTTTGCTAGTGTTTGTAAACACGGTGGTCCATCTGGAAAGTCTGAAGTTTCTTTTGTATTTTGTGTGAGTTGTAAACTTTGTAATCCTGCTTTTGATATTACATGTTGTTCGTAATATTTAAAAAATTTATCCATGGACAATGCTTGTCCATCATCATCAAATGCAAATCTAATGGATTTATCTCCACCATGATAGGGCATGTTTAAAAAACTACCAACATCACCTCGTTCTGCTTTGATGGTATTTTGTTTTGGAAAAACTTCTGCTTTAGAGTGACCAATGATTGATGCCATTTGTATTAATCGATTTCGCATTAAGATTGCAGGAACGAATTCTTTTGTAAAACAAAACACATGTGCTCCACCTGACTTTGATCGAAAAACAATCAAAGGTAATTTTTGTTCTCTTATTTTTTTAATTAAAGCTAGATGATCAAAAGGATAAGTATCAATATCAATACAACCCCATTTACATTCATTATCTTCGTTAATTGGAACAATCCCCAATGCAGGTTCGCTCCCTTTAATGTGTTCTTCCCAAAGCTGATTTGTAACTGGTTTCTTAATTGTAAAAGACTTAACTTCAGCTTTTCCGTCGGATCGAATTTCGTTGGTAATTTTGGTTTGACCATACGCACTTTCTAATCCTTTAAAAATATCTTTCAACATGTATCCCTCTATGTCGGGCGCTAGTTTCCTAGCGCCCAATTGTGGCTATTTATTGTTAGCCTCTAAACTATCGTGAAATTGTTTAGCTCTTGTGTAAAGGTCTGCATTCTTGACAGCACCTGCTGTTACAACATTGTAACCGTACCACTGGTTACCCTTACCGCTGTTTAATACAGATGTAAGTTTGTATGCAAATGCAAATGATGCAGGAGTGAATGTCCCTTGATCATCAGACATCGTCTGTGACATTTGTAGTGACAACCACTTCTTTGCAACTTTACCTTGAGACGCACTCATAGAAATTAATGCAGTCTCAGCATGACCGTCATCCCCGACAATCAACACAAAGTTTTGATGTACATTTAAAATGTAATTACCGTTTGGTAATCTATCTCTAGCACCATCCTTTGTTGTTTTTGACAGAATGTCAGAGTCTGCAGGATAAATGTTTTCTGGTCTACCTGAACCAGTTCCAAATTCTGCCCACTCTTGGTATTCTGTTTTGTGATAGCAAGGAATTACATTTATTCCTTTATCACCGTCATACAGTTTCTTTGTTACTGTATTTAAAAACATACCTGGTTCTGCACCTTCTACGTAATTTTGATTACGCTTCTGTGCTTCGCCAGATCCGTTTTGTAAAAGTTTTAAGATGGGTAATGCAAGAGATTCTTGTCTTACGTTCTCAAAACCTTTGTTGGCATCGTCTCTAAATAAAATAGAAGACGGAGTTTGTGCCGCTTTTTTTGTTGCTACTTCCATAGTTAGCTCCTTTTTATATTTGTACGGTTACCCACGTAAGTTTTAAAGCAGTCAGAGGGCATCTCGAGTCCAGTCTCGTGACACTCCCTAACTACACCTTTAAGGGTCTGAGGGTGTACTCCCACTTTCTGGATTGGTTCATAACCCTGTCCCTTAGCAAGGTTTGCGTAATCGCTCGCCTTGTTATCTTCGCCACGACCAAAGGTAACGGTGATTTCATTTTTAATGATATCACCTCGACCGTTTTTACGAAGCCAGTTAAAAGCTGCTGCTTCATCTGTAATAGAAGCAGAATAAAAGTTTGACACTTCAACTGTCTCACCATCTTTCAGCTTTAATTTTTTAATATTCATTTGATCCATCATAGATCC